GAACTTCATTCGCCCCATGACCAAGATGTACACCTGTCCAAAGAACATCCAGAATGATGTCGAGGCCAAGAAGATGTACGGTCAGGAGATACGAAAGGCAATCAACTCTCGCATCTCAACCAAGGTTCCAAACCAAGAAACCTTTGATGGTCTTGTGAAGAAAGTATGGGATCGGTGTGTGACAGAACAAAGCTATCGTATTTGGTTCACACCAGCCATGATTGCCAAACACGCATCCAAGATAAATGCAGAGTGGCAACATAGATACGGCTCTATTGATCGCGCACTGGCAAAAGCAAAAGAAGAGCCAGAAGAAAACAGAGGAAGGAAAGATGAGCCAGCCACTCAAGGTTGGACAATCGAAAAGTGTGACATGCACATAGAAGAAATGGAACACTTAATTTCTACTGGAGGCATCCAGAAAGATATTGGCAGGGCATTGATGGGCATACCACTTGCCGCCAAGCGCAGATTGCAAGGCGCAGAATGATTTGCTAAAACAGAGATGAAAGGAGATTAGCAATGACAAAAGAAGATAGGACAGGATTCCTTGGTGGCAGTGACACACTGCGTATCATGGATGGAGACTGGCATGGACTATGGATGGAGAAGATGGGTTACAGAGAATCCGAAGATCTTTCCGGTGTACTTGCAGTTCAGCTTGGTATCTGGACAGAGCCATTCAATGTAAAACTCTTTGAGAGAGACAAGCAGGTAGAGGTACAACAGCAAGTTAAGTATCACTTCATGTGGAATGGAGTACCTTGCCGGGGCGTACTTGATGGAGAGTTCAAGATTTATGAAGAACGCTTTGGTCTTGAGTGCAAGCACACCAATGAATCAACAAACATGAACAAACAACTTGAGCGTTACATGCCACAGCTTCAGTTCTACATGAAAGTATCTGGCATTAACTCTATGTACTTCTCAAACATCTTTGGCAACAGACGCTATGAATACGTCAAGATTAATAGAGATGATCAGTTTCTTGAACGCATGTTCGTGCATCTCAAGGAGTTTTGGCAACATGTGGAGGACGAGAAAGAGCCGCCACTTGGTATGCCACACATCACTGCTGGCATTGACCAGATCGCAATCAACGACATGGTTGCGCGTGATGCAAGCACTGACAACAGCTTTCGCCACCACACCATTGAGTATCTTGAAACCAAAGATGCTGCCAAAGTAAATGCCAATGCGCTCAAGACTCTCAAGCAGATGGTGGCTGTCGATGAGAGAGAGGTTTACAATGATGAGATCTCAATCAGGCGGGACAAGCGAGGTTCACTGAGGGTCTACACAAAGTGAAACAGAGTCTCAAACATAAGTGGTGGGAATACCACAAACAGAATCCGCATGTGTATGAACTGCTCAAACAATTTACCTTTCAGGTGATTGACAGTGGGCATCAGAACTACTCTGTCAACGCAATCTTTGAGCGCATCCGATGGCACACAGAGATAGAAACTAGAGGAGAAAAGTTTAAATTATCTAACAATCATCGTGCTTATTATGCTAGGTTATTTATGTACGAACACCCACAACACAAAGGGTTCTTTCGTACAAAGATGACGGAGGATGAGAAGGAGAACCAATGTCGGAACATCCACTAATCAGTGAGGATGCGGAACCTCTGCATCATCTCATTGGTAATGAGTATGAACTTGGCTGGAGATCAGTCTGGATTCATACACCAAAAGAAGCTGTTCGCATTGAATACAGGAACAGCCGCTTGGTTGTAACAGTCGTCAGAAAGGAGAAAAATGATGACACAGAACAACAATATGGAACTATGGGAGAAGGTTTCCCAGTCGGACTCGAACTATCTCAAGAAGGTTAGCTTCGGGTCAAGATCATTCACCAGCATTGATCCTATGTACCAGATACGCGAGGCGACTCGTGCATTTGGGCCGGTAGGTGAGGGCTGGGGATGGTTCTCAGAAACAGAAACAATCACTATGGCAAACGGAGATGTTGCATTTCTGGCACACATTACAATCTGGCATGGTGAAAAAACAAACAGCTTTGGGCCGTTCACCGGATGCAGAACTTTCTACAAGAAAGAACGCATCGCAGAGGACGCACCAAAGATGGCAGTAACAGATGGATTGACCAAGGGATTGTCGCACCTTGGGTTCAATGCTGATGTGTTCCTTGGAGAACACGACAACAAGTATGCGGCAGATAGTAAAGGCGAAAACTGGTAATGACACAGTACGACAACACTGATCGTGGAGCAGTATTTCCACCACGCGAAAATGAAAAGATGATTCTGAAAGGACAAGCAAACAATGATGGAGAGGACATCCGATTGGTATACACAATGTCTGTCACAAAAGACGGAAAGAAAATTATTGATGTGTACCAAAAAGTTGGAACGCTTTTCCCAAATGACAAGAAAAGTGATGCACACCCAGACTACACGGGGCCGTTTGGAGATCGGCGCATTGCTTGCTGGAACAAAGAAAAAGATGGGATGAGGTACATGTCACTCACATTTAGTGACAAGAAATTAGAAGGTGGCGCAACTAAAGCCATTGACGACAGCATACCTTTCTAAGAGACTGTAACACGGCGGCGCGGTTTTTCCCTCCTTTCTCCCGCGCCGCCACCACAGGGGGACAATATGGACGAACTATCAGCATGGAAAGAACGCGCATTGCAAGCAGAGAGCCGCTTGCGAGAGATCGCCTGTATTCCTAACGATTCTGTAGGATGGAACGATGTACGCTCTACCGCCGCAAGAGAGGCACTAGAGACACTGCCAATCCCAGAGAAAGAACTCATATATCTACGTCAGTCTGTAGACCAAACCTTCCCAGCAGAACTCTGCGTCAGAGATAGTGAAGGTGTTTATTCAGTATATGGAATGACCCCACGCGCACTGATGGGTATGTTGAGAACAGGTGTTGCACTTATAGCACAGACAAAGTTCTTCAATCCCGATCCCGAAGCCAGTTAAGAAAATCAACTCCAGTCTCAACATCTACAAAGCAGTGGGTGAATCCTTCTGCTGTGAGTGAGTTTGGATTGATTACTTGCAAGATTGCATGACCATAGTTTTGGTTGTCATATCCTCTTACAAGAGCGTAGGTGTCGTATGACTTGTATCCCTTTGCACGAGCAAGCCAAGAAACAATTCCGGTTTCTACTTGTTCCATCTGTGCTAGTTCCCAGTTGTGCTTGTGACCAGCAATGTATAGATGTGCATCGCCTTTGAACATTGCCATCTTCTTTTGACCATGCAAGGGATTCCATTGGCTGTGACCCGGCATGTCATGGGCGGCAACGATTCGACACGCCTCCCCGTTTGGGAATCGAATCTCAATCTCTGCTTTCCAATCTTCACTGATTGTGTGCGGCTCGGTCATCCACTTCAAGGGATCGCCGGAGCCAGACCACATGTCATGGTTACCACCGATCAGTATAAGTGGATTGATGTTTCTAACAAACCATTCCACCAGCCGCCAAGCGGTATCGTGAGAAGTATCTTGATCTGCATACAGTCGAGACAACCTTCCCACCCAGTTATTCTGATAGTCACCGAGGCCGCAACCATAGATACCTTCATTGCTCTGAACTAATTCTACATGTCTGCGAAGCGCAGGCCAGTCGCAGTAGTTATCATCTAAGTGTGGATCTCCAAACCAAAGCAAACCGATTGGCTTGCTATCTTTCATCCTTATCCGTTGCCATTTCTTAGCATCAATATGTTCTTTGCGCTTTTCAAAACGAGAAGTAAGTTGGTCTACAACCTCTTCTATTGGCAAGTCACCTTCAGGAATAATATCCTTGAAGTAAGTTTTTGTTTCAACTTCATTGCTAGGAATGATCCCTCTCATTCTTGCTTGTTCCATTCGAGAGTTGAATGTTGATTTGGCAATACCAAGAGATCTAGCAGCATCGGCGGCTGTTTCAAATTGTTCGTATGCTTCTACGACTTGTATTAAAACTTCTTTATCTACTGGTTTTGTCACTGGGTTCTCTTTTCTAGTGAACGAGTTTTAGTATTTCTTTCTCTGGTTCTTCATCTGTAATAATAGAAAACAATTCATTGGCAAGTTCTTCTGCCTCATCAAAGTCTTTTAAACCGATAACCTTCATAATAATTTCAGGCTCTCCGTCTTCGTTTTCTTCCAGATACATGCTGAAACTATATCTCATTCAAACAAACCAATCGTGTAATTATCTCCGTCAAAAGTTAGACACTGTTTGCGATTGTGTCCATCAGATTTGTAAGACACATGAATCCAGCCACTGTTTGGCTGACCCGGCTCGTAAAACTCTAAAATCAGCTGATCAAACTCAATGTTATCTCTAATCCAGCAAGCAACCTCATAGTTAGAAACACCTATGATCTCGAAGTCTGCCGCCTCACCCATTGCATGTTGGCTGGTTGGCTTGCTACCTATTTCTTCACACAGCATGGGGCTTCTATAGCCACTGGAGACGATTACAGGCGATTTGAAGTGTCCCCGTAGGGGTTCTAGCACATT